GTCGAAGGGGCAAACCGCATCATCGATGAGCTGATCAGGCGCATTGAACCGCCCGTATTCCGCTCACGGAAGGATGTAAGAAAACGGAATAAGAAAAGATTATGACAACTTTAAAACCAAGAAAAAATGAATGAAATAGAATTAGATAAAATATATAACGAAGATTGTCAGGAAGGAATTAAACGTATTCCTGATGCCAGTATAGACTGTATATTAACAGATCCGCCGTATTTGTATTTAAAAGGACAGAAATTAGAGCGTAAATTTGACGAACAAACTTTGTTTGCTGATTTTAAAAGGGTCTTAAAGCCTACGGGATTTGTCGTTATGTTCGGTCGCGGGACATCATTTTATAGGTGGAACACCATTCTATCAGATTTAGGGTTTAAATTTAAAGAGGAAATAATTTGGGATAAATCAAATATAACATCTCCTTTATTAACTTTACTAAGGGTACACGAAACTATAAGTATTAGCAGTTTGGGTAAGGGAAAAATTAATAGGGTTAAGGTTCCATACATAGAGGCTAAAAATGGTAATTTGGCCTCAGTATTACAAGATATAAAAAGACTGAAAGTTATATTACATAATCCTAAATCGTTGAAAGCAGTTGAAGATTTTTTAATCAACAATGTTGCATCTTATAATCTTGATAGGGTTAGTGGATATAACGTATCGGCTCAGCCGGGGTTTAAGAATGAGGATAGATGCGCTGCGGTAGTCAGAGCCATGAGTGATGGATGTACAGAGAGAACGATAATTAGAACAGATCTGCATAAAGATGAAAAAGCAAACAAGCACGGATTGCACGGAGACATGAAAATTGGAGACAGGTCGTGTAATGTTATATCGTCAATGTCATGTGGAATGAATGAGAAATCAATCATTAAGATAGTTCGTGACCATTACAGCGCAATTCACCCGACACAAAAACCTGTTCGTTTGCTTGAAAGATTGCTGGCATTAACCACACAGCCAGGTGATGTTGTTTTAGACCCATTTATAGGCAGTTGTTCAACGGCAATTGCATGTGTTAATACTAATCGTAAGTATATTGGTTTCGAAATCGACAAGGAGTATTACGATGCTGGTATGAATAGATTGAATAAGGTTATTTCTGAGCCTAAATTGGTAATGTAAATTAGCGTAAAACTGAACAATTATGAGCAAGTTTGTAGAACTCACCGATTACGATGCAAGCATCCATCGCGACATCCTCGACGCACTGGTACGCGAAGACGAAACGGTCATTGAGGTTTGCGAGGACAGGGCCATTGCCGAAATGCGATGCTACTTGGGCAAACGCTACGACTGTAACAAGATTTTCGAGGCCACCGGCGAGAACCGGAACCAGCTCGTGCTGATGATGGTCATCGACATGGCGGTCTATCACATCTTCTGCATCCATAACCCGCAGAAACTCTCCCAGGTGCGCAAGGACCGCTATGAACGGGCGGTGGAATGGATGAAGGCGGTGGCCGACGAGGATATTTCAATCGAAGGGGCTCCGTTGCTGCCCGAGGAACAAAGGGCGGGCAGGTCGGATTTCCGCATTCAAAGCAACCGCAAACGAACGAACCACTGGTAAACAAGCAAGCATCATGAAAAAGAAGAACAGAAAAAGAAACAAAGCCGGCATCATCACCGTAGGGGGAAATTTCGCTTTGCCGGGACAGAAGAAACCGAATGTGATTGTGCTCACACAGCCCAAACGCTTCGGACTGGACATTTCCGATTACATGGCAGCCGTCAGGGCAGCCGAGAATGTCGATTTCTCACGCCGTTACAAACTCTATGACCTCTACGAGGATATTCTGATGGATACGCACCTTTCCTGTGTAATCGAAAAGCGCAGGAATGCCGTATTGTGTTCCAACATGGAGTTCCGGGTGGACGGGAAACCGGACGATAAAATCAACGAGCAGATACAGTCGCCCTGGTTCAACCGGCTGGTAGGCGACATCCTCGATGCTAAGTTCTGGGGGTTCTCGCTCTGCCAGTTCCACAAGCTGCAGGAGTGGGTGGATTACGACCTGGTGCCGCGCAAGCATGTAGATCCGGTCAGGGAACTCATTTTGCGGCACCAGACGGACACTACCGGCCATTCCTGGGATGAATATACCGACCTGCTTTTTGTGGGTTCACCGTCCGATTTGGGCCTGCTGGCCAAAGCGGCTCCTTGGGTCATTTACAAACGTAACACCACGGGCGACTGGGCACAGTTCTCCGAGGTATTCGGCATGCCTATCCAGGAATATATCTATGACTCCGATGACGATGAGTCCCGCCAGCGGGCCATGGAGGATGCGGCGAATGCCGGAAGCCTGGCGCAGTTCTTTCATGCCAAGGACACGGAACTCAAACTTACGGAAGCCGGAAACAAAACAGGGTCTGCCGATGTCTATGAACGCCTCTGCGAACGGTGCAACAACGAAATCTCCAAGCTGATACTGGGCAATACACTGACCACCGAATCGTCCGAAAAAGGCACACAGGCTTTGGGTACGGTTCATAAAAAGGTGGAGGACAAGGTGCTGGAGGCTGACCGGAAGTACGTGCTCAACGTGCTGAATTACGACATGACGGACATTCTGCTGCGCATGGGCATCAATACTGAAGGGGGGACATTTTGCTTTCCGGAACCGAAGGAAACGGATGCCGGTACCAAAATATCCATCCTTACGCAGCTGAAGAAAAACTTCAACATCCCCATCGATGACGACTATCTCTATGAGGAATTCGGTATCGACAAACCGGCCAACTACGAGCAGCTGAAGGCGGAACAAAAGACGGCTGAACAAGCCGGCCAGATTCCAAGCCCGAAGAAAGAGCCGGAACCGGCGAATAAGGGACGGGATGATGAACCGACACCGAAACAGAAAAGAAACTTCCGGAACTGGCTCAAAGGTTTTTTCGTGAAAGCCCCGGCAGACGGGGCAGCTTTAGACTGGTAGTCGACAGACTGTATGCGGCTGACAATGGCAACATCTCCATGGAGTTTGACTTTTCCGAAGAGGTGCTGCGGCGTGCCTTGCTGAACATATACAGCAGGGACTTTCATCCGGCAACCGAAATCGAAATCAACCTGTTCAATGAAATATGGGCAACGATGGACAAGGCGGCAAAGGAAGGGTTCAGCAAATCCAAGGCCATTGCTCCGGACGAGGATTTCAGAAATGCCATACTCCGGAACAATGCCGTATTCTCGGCATTCAAGGTACATCGTATGCAGAATGACATGGCACGGCTTTTATTGGATTCAAACGGCATTTTAAAACCGTTCGACAAATGGGTACAGGAAGTCTTGCCCATTGCTTCCCATCAGGTTCGTCACTGGCTGCGGACGGAGTATGACACGGCGGTCATCCGGGCGCATCAGGCGGCTGACTGGCAGCAGTTCCTGCGCGAACGCGATATTCTGCCCAATCTCAAATGGCTACCGTCCACCTCCATTCATCCGGGAGCTGACCACCGCCCATTTTGGAATACCATCCGACCGATTGACGATCCGTTCTGGAACAACCACCGACCGGGCGACCGGTGGAACTGCAAGTGTGACCTCACGGCCACCGACGAGGAGCCGACACCACTTCCGGCCGAAGACGACAAGAACAGGCCCCAGCCCGGACTGGATAACAATCCGGGTACGGACGGCAAACTGTTTTCCGACAATCATCCATATCAGGCGGAAGCCCACGAAGGTGCCAAAAAAGCGGTGGATAAACTTATGGCGCGCATTGATGAAATGATTGCCGAAATGCCGGACAGTCTTACCGGGGAGGAAAAAATGGCCATTGCCCGGAACAACCTCGAAATAGAAAAAGCTCTTAAAATCAAAAAAGGGAAACCTATGGATGTGGATAAGGCGGACAAACAGAATGCGAATCCCAAACACGTGGACGAGTATATTCCAGATCCTAACGGGATATATCGTGATAAAAGGGGAAACCGATACCGGAAGAATAGCGATTACAATAAGGAACGGGATACTCCGTATAGCATCAACTGCCAGACTTGCGCACCGGCATACGCTTTACGGTTACGGGGATGGAATATCACAGCCAAGGGAAATATTGCAGGGTCTAAACTTGAATATCTGAGTAATGGACGTGCTTTTGAAGTCTGGAAAAATACCGACGGCACTCCGGCGCAACATATAAGTATAAACAACTGGCTCGCATATAAAGGATACCTGAAAATGACCCCTAAAAGATACATGGAGTATTTTGATGAGGTATGTAAGGAAGAAGGCGTGTATGAATTGAGTATCGGTTGGAAAAACGGAGGCGGCCATGCTACAATCCTGCAACGGTTCGCAGACGGTGAGCTCAGGTACATCGAGCCCCAAAGCGATAATTCTGCCGGTTCGGGAATGGAATGGAAAGACGTAAAATATTTATGTGAAATAGGAGCTGTGACTTCCCACAACTGCAGGGGAGTCCTGAGAATTGACAATAAATTATTCGATGTCTCCTTCCTCGATATTTTCGATACATGAATCGATAACGTCAAGGGATAACGGACCGGTTATTTCGGTTGCGTCTTTACCGTCATACAGATAGACGAAAGGATAACCGGTACAGGAGTCTTCCGGAAACTTGAACACATAGGCTTCCTGACCTTCATAAATACCAAGGTATTCGAAGGTGTCACCGTATTGCTCAATAAGCGCACGGGCCTCGTTCTTTACTTGTTCCGGTATATTCATAACGCATAAAAGGCATATTGGAAGCCTCGGTTGCAAAGTTATAAATTATTCTTGAATTACTGATGATTATGGACATAAAAGATTTTACGGAACTGATAAAGCGGAAACGTAACAGGCTGGACAGTATGATGCGCCGCAAACTGCCCGTCGCCGTTGGCCGCATGGCAAAAGACCACTTCCAGGATAATTTCCGGCAGGGTGGCTTTGTGGATGGAGGACTCCACCCTTGGCCCAAAGCCAGACGTCTCTCCTCGGGCGGTACTGATGCCGCCAGCAACTACGGAACGCTGCTCTCCGGCAGGAAGCATCTCTTCAAATCGGTCGGATACACGCCTGCCGACTATCGGGTGAGAGTGTTCAACGAGGAGGTCTATGCGCCCGTCCACAACTGGGGCGGCGAAATCGATGTCACCGTCACAGACCGCATGAGGCGCTTTGCATGGGCCAGGTTCTACAAGGCTTCGGGAAAAAAAAGAAAATCCGGCACAAGGCAAAAGAAATGCGTCAAACGGCGTTCCAAACCAAAGGAACTGAATCCGCAGGCACAGTTCTGGAGGAACATGGCGCTTACCAGAAAGAAGAAACTGCACATCCGCATCCCGCAGCGCCAGTTCATGGGAGAAAGCGAAGAATTGAACCGGTGTATCAGGGAAAAGGTGGACCAGGAAATTACCAACATTTTAAACAAATAACGATATGGACGAAATTTTTATCGCAATCATGGAACAGATTGCACAGGAGCTGCCGGAACTCTCTCTCATCGACGAGGACTACGGACAGTTGGAAATGGGGGCGGAAGAGGACCAGTACCCGGTTACTTTCCCCTGCGTATTGATTGGAAATACCAGTTCAGACTGGCACGACCTCGGATACGGGGCACAGAAAAGCGAATCCGTACTGACCGTCCGGCTGGCCATCGATTGTTACGACGATACAAGCTACGCATCCGGCACGTATGACAAGGTGAAGGAAAGGCAGCAGCTGGCCGGAAAATTATACAGGTCGCTGCAGTGTCTGCAATGCACGGACAACGCTTCGCCGCTGGTACGCGAGAAAAGCCGCTCGTATGCCATGCCGCATTATATCAAGGTTTATGAAATGACGTTCTCATTCACACTGCACGATGAATCGGCCATGCCGTCATCTTACGGGAAATAGCTCAAGCTGGGCGGCGGTCAGACGGGGGGCTTTCACCTTGGGAACAGGCTTCAGATTGTAGTCTGTTCCTTCGCGTGATTTCCGGCGGATGATGGCCATGATGCGCTCTTCCGAAATGAAGAACTCCTGCCGGGACAACACTTTCAGGGCATCGTCAAAGCGCAGGCGCTGCACCTCCGTCCAGTAATAGTAACGGCGGCACAGGGCTGCATCACGGAGTTCAATCAGTTCCTTATCTCGTCCTTTGGCCATAAAAAAAAGTTATTTACTGCAAAATTAGGCATTTGGCATATCAGGAAAAAGAAAAACGCCACAATCACAACGGATGCGGCGTTTTTTCTGTTTAGAGTGTGAACAAAATCACATGGTCAGCAGTTCGGTATCATCCTTACCGGGAACAAACGGTTCGATACGGGTAATCACCTTGCTTTGGGCCTTCACACGTCCGCTGCCCAGGCAGACGGGACAGTTGCAGGAGGAAGAAGCCCCGTCCCGGTCCGTGTAAAAAATACGTCCTTTGCCCTCACAGCGTCTGCAAGCCATCACGTGTGGTGCGATATTCTTTGTATTTTCCATATCACAAACGACAGAATGAAGGTTCGATACGGCGCCAGACACCGTTCTCGTCACGCTTGTGGAAATAGTAGTTCACCGCAGTCTTGTACACCACATTGCTCTCACGGAAGAGGTCCATGATTTCGGTGTATTCGCTGTCGAAACGGTCCTCAAGTTCGTACAGCTTGCTCACCGACTTGTAGTCCAGATCACCCTGGCGGTTACGCTCGATCATGGTCATGCCAAGCTGGTACATCGGGTCATCGGTGCCAAGTTCCCGGCTCATGGCGTAGCGCTTCAGGTAATCCACCAGACGTTCGGCGGCGAGGTTGGCACGTTCATCGAAGCTCTTCAC